TACATCCACCCCTTGCCGGACCAGACGAAGGTGCCGTCCGGGAAAGGGTGGCCGGTGGACTTGCTGACCACCTCGGGCCCGGGGGTGCGGGTGAGCTCGGTGAGCGCGCCGACCACGTCCGCGTTGTCGTGCCCCTGTCCGCCGTCGGGCGTGCGCGTCTGCGCGTAGAGGGTGAGCGGCACGGCCCGGTGGGTGAGCGCGCCGGGCTCGATGTAGCGCCCGTCCGCAGTGGGCATGCCTTCGATGGCCAGCACGGGGAAGCTGATGGGTGCTGCATTCTCTGGGGTGGCCGGCATGGTCTCGGCCGGGTCGATCACTGACGCGGTCACGATGCCGCCTTTCCGCCGGAAATGAAGCGTGCCTGCAATTTCTGAATTCGGGCGTGCTGGTCGCGCAATTGCTGCGCATTTGTATTCTTGCGGCCTGCCTGGTCATCCATCTTCGCGAGCATGATGATGTTCGACATATCAACCGAAGGTGTGGATAGACGTTCGGCCACCTGCTTGCCGTATTTCGGAATGGCATAGGCCGGCACGTAATCGCACATGCAGCCCTTGTGATCACCCGGATACATGTGATCTCCGAGCCATTCATAGCCGGCCGGCGGATCCAACTGCTGGTCGGACCAGTCAGCGAATCGAGCCCCCTCGATATCCAGGTGCGGCAGGAAGTTGTCCGGCGTGAGCGTCACGCCGTACACCCACAGGTAGCCGACACCCACCGCGCCCTTCTCCGCAAGGGCGTGCTGCACCGTCGAGCCCGTAGCCAGGCCGGCGGCCGGCGCAGCCGAGCGCCCCCCCTTGTCGACGTGCCCCGCGCCTTCGCCAGTGCCGCCGATGTCCGCGAGCACCGAGCGCACCATGCCCGGCGGCACGCGCGTGGCCGCCACTTCGCCGCGCGTCGGCGGCTCGTGCTCGCCGTGCAGCACCGCATCCGCCAGCGTCTCAAGCTCGCTGTTCAGCCGGTGCCAGCCGTCGTTGACGCGGGAGGTCATCTCCTGCCGCACCCGATCGTGCAGACGGTGCGCCTCATCGCTGCCAGCCGGCAGGCGCAGCATGCGGACCAGCTTCGCCGCGATCTGCCCGATAGCCGCCGTCGTCCACACGGCGAACTTCGCACCCAGGGCCGCGAACGCGCCCGCCACCAGGAAGTCCGTGGTGGCCCCGGCCGTGATCGCGCGCTGGCGGCCGATGAACGAACCCCACTCGGCGAAGTCCCGCTCACGCAACCCCGCCGACACCTCGGGGTCGCCCGAGAACTTCGAGCGCAGCTTGCTCGCACCGCGGCGCACCACGTCGTCCAGCATGATGCCGGCGGCGGTAGTGACGCGCTCCCGCAGTGCCTGTTCGATGCGCACGACGTCGCGCATGTCGTCGAACACCAGCTCGTAGTCCGGGTCCACCTCGGCGATCGAGGCGACCATGCTCAGCTTGGCCGTGAGCCGCTCAAGCATGTCGCGCCCGGACGAAGCAAGGCCAGCCGGTGTCGCCGGCGGGCCCGCGGGCAGCGCCGGCTGAGAGGCAGGCTCCGTGACCTCGATGCCTGCGCCCGCGTTCGGTGCGCCGCCCTTGTCGCCGACCGACACCGTCTCGCGCGTCGGCAGGACCACCGGCTTGTCAGGCTCCAGCAGGCGCTGAATCAGCTGGCTCGCAGTGAGCGTGTCGAAGCCGCTGCGGAACAGCATCATGCGCAGCAGCTCTTCATCCGCCGGCTTGTCGCCCTCGTTGAAGCCGAGGGCCTGCAAGAGCGCGTCGAAGCCGATGCCGCCGACAGCGAACGCGTCGAGGGCATCCTGCCGCCGGTTGGTGTTCTCCGTGATCGAGCCAGCGTCGTACCAGATCCGAATCCGCTTGACCTGCTTCGGGTCCCAGCCGTCCTCAATCAGGTTGTACCGCAGGTAGGCGACGGTGAGCGAGTCGGCCATGCGGCGCACGCCAGGCTCGAAGTGGTAGCGGAAGGTGCTGGCGTCGATCTGCCAGGCCGACCAGTGGTTGGAGTCGCCTAGACCGGCCACGACCTCGGGCGGCAGGTCGATGCCGCGCCCCATGCGACGCAGAAAGCCTTCCAGCTTCGCGGCCAGCTCCGGTGACGTCTCGCGCGCCAGCGAGAGGTGCGTAACAGCTTTGATGTCTTCGGCGTCGCCGACCAGCACCATGGGCACCACACCGCCCGCGTCACCTTCGTTGGTGATGGGCGCGAGCATGCCAGCCGTCAGCTCACCGAGGAACTGATCGGATCCGGCCGCCACCTGATCCGACTCGTCATTGGTGTTGCGCATCAGCGCCATGGTGGCCGGCATCATCAGCAGGCCGTTGGCCGCGATACGGGACCGCGCGGCAGCACGGATCTCCCGGCCAGTGAGCACGATGTCCTCGAACACGTCCAGGGCCGCCTGACAGGGCGAGTCAGCGAGGATGCCGCGCCGCGGGTGCGGCACCCATAGCCGGTACAGTTCTTCGTCATCCCAGTTGATGTCGCGGCGCTGGCCGGGGTTGTCGTCGTCTTCGATCTGGCAGGTTCGGCCGTCCTGGCCGGGCCACACTTCGTCGACAGAGCGGATGCGCCACAGTTCGTCGCCTGTGTCCGGGTCGCGCATGCCGTGTAGCCAGCATTCGCCGGCCACGTCGAAGTTCTCTGACCAGGCACCGAGGAATGTGAAGCCGTCGTCGAGCGGTAGGCGGTCCAGCATCTCCTGCGCGGCGTCGGCCAGACCGGGCGGCAGATCGATCTGCCTGGCCTTGGCCGGGTCGTCGCCGTGCAGCAGCGACAGCGGGATGGGCTCGTCGTCGTCGTCGATGATCAACGCGGGGTACAGCCGCACCCGTGACAGAGCGTTAGCGCGGAACCCCGTGGCGAAGCGCAGCTCAGGAATCGAGTCGCGATACCGCCACGCGTAGCCCTGCCACTGCTGGCGGGCCTGCGCCACGGCGCGCAGCTGGCTACCGCCGTTGAGACCCTGCTCGGCGGGCTTGATCCGCATGCCGGCCGCGCGCATCGACTTCACGCGCTTCGACTGGCCGGGCTCGGCCACCTCGTGCGCGCGCCAGCCCTTGACGCGCTCAAAGACGCCCATCACTCCCCCATCGGCAGCAGGGCGGCCACGGACGACGCGGCCAAGGCGACCGCGATCGGCTGCCACACACGGCGCGGCAGCGCGCAGGCGGCCAGCACGACCGCGGCCGACACCCACCAGCCGAGGCACCAAGGGCAGGTGAGCAGCTCGGCGAGATGGCCGGACGGGTTGCGCTTGATAAGCCGGTTGCGCAGCGCGCCGAACGGCATCGTGTCCAGCAGGCCCATTCGGGTCAGTCGGTGCACGGCCAGCGTCAGCACGGCGACCGCCAGTGGATCGCGAGCCCAGGTGGTGTTCACGCGGCCTGCCCCCACGGGAGTGAGCGGCCAGCCCACGACGGGTGCCAGTTCTTCAGGGCGCGCAGGTGGCAGCCGCACCCCATCACCGGGGAGATCCTGACCGGACCGGCAACAGTGTGGAGCACGAAACCCAGGCGCGGCTGCGGCAGGCTCGGCTGCACGGTGAGCGTCGCCGGCCAGTCGAGCGACGAACAAAAGAGCGCGCCGGACAGGTCGGTGTCGGTAGCCGGCCGCTGGTTGAACACGAACAGGCCCGCGTCGGTGGCGTACACCAGCACGACATCGGTCACTTCAGTAGCGTCCGGCAGCTGAACCACCGCCGGAAACCAGCGCGCATACACCGCGCTCGGTGTGGGTGCGGTCGGCTGTGCCGACGCGATGCCGTCGAGCTGGGCTGTCATGGCATCCCCCTTTCGGTCGGATGCCAGGATAGCCAGCAGCCCCGGCGCGCTACGGCTGCCGGGGCTGCGATCGATTCATTGGCGCAGAATGGTCAGCAGGGCGGCGAGAATGGCCGCGGCCGCTCCGAGGGCAATGGAGCACCCGCCTTTCTGTCGTCGATGGCTCATGTCCGTCAGGACGTTTCGGGCCGGGTCGGGTTGAGCGGTTCGCCCATGGCCAACAGGACGTCCGCCGCCAGCTGTCGAGCTTCGGCGTCGCCGCGACGTTCGGCGTCGGCCATCTCGTTACGCCACCATGCGATGTTCTCCTGACGCAGCATCCCGGACTTCATCCCGGCGGTGAACCCCTCGACGGCCGATGTGCCAAGCGTGTCGAGCCACTTGCTCCAGCGACGGTGCCGGTAACCACGAGCGATCAGCCAGGGCCAGCTAAACGGGGCGAGGAACACGGCGAAGACCACCGTCCATACCTTGGTCGGGAAGGTCGGCGCGGCTGGCCAGGCGTACCAGGCGACAGTGCCCATGGCCAGCACAAGCAGGTAGCCGATCACAGCGCGGCCGCCTGCCGGAAGGCCGCGCCGAGCTCGCTCAGCCGACGATGGGCCATCGTCTCGTCGGGCATCCAACGGACGGCCTTGCTGTCCACGTACGGCTTGCGATCCCCGACGTAGCGGGGACGCCACACAACGCGCCGGGGATGGCCGTCGGCGAGCACGGTCGTCTGCTTCGGTCGGCCGGCGCGCGCCCGCACGCCGAAGCGCGTGATGGGTAGCCACAGCAGCGCCGCGGTCCCCTTGGTGACGGACTGGTCGGCGCGCACGCGGCGGCCGGTGAGCATCATCGTGCCGGTGGCGCTGCCGTCTTCGACGATCGTCACCACCAGCCACCAGAGGCCGGCAGAGTGGATCTGCATGTCGGGCTGGACGTCGGCAACGGCGATAGTGCGCTCTTCGGTCATGGCTCCTCGATTCGGCTGACCTGCTGGTGGGACCATATTAACCGGTCGGCAAGGTGGGTGTCAACACTTTATTGGGGCCAGCTTCTTGGCCAACTTCCGCGCTACCGCATGCGCCCGCGCGGAACGCATGGACCGCTCCGCCGCCACCACATCGCCGCGAGCTCGATCGTTGCGAGCTACCGCAAGGTGAAGTTCCCACAGTGTCCTACTGTCGATGGGCTCCATCACCGCATCTCCAACCGCATCCGGCCGGCCTGCACGTGCATGCGCAGTAGTAAGTCCGCGGTGGCCGCCAGGTCCTCAACCGACACGTACAGGCCGGCCCCGCTCGGATTGAACAGCAGCACGCCGGCCGGCGGAGTGGAGTTGCGCAGCGTGTGCGACAGCGGCCGGCCTTCCTGGTCGACGATGTGCGCCGTGTACCCGCGGTCTTCGGCCGAGGCCCGGAACACCGCGTGTTCGGCAGTGGTGGCCTTGTTCATCAGGCACCGTCCGGATGCGGTCGGTGATCGTCGGGGTCGGCCATGCGGTCTTCCAGTTCGAGGGTCTCGGCCAGCTCGATCATGTCTGCGTCCGTCATGCCTCTATTGAACCCCATGCGACGATGGGTGTCAACACCTGTGGTGAAACGAAGGGCCCGGGGAGTCGACCGGACGGTCGATGCTAGTCGCCACGCCAGTTCCCCTGCGCAACAACCCCGGGCCCTTCATCTGCCGGCTGAGAGGCACGTACGCGCCATCGCTCCCCGGCGGCCGTACACCTCACGGCGTGAGCCAACGTAGTCGGACGTGATCGGCTTCGGCGGTCCTGTCCATCGGCCCACGGTGATCAACCCGCGAGACGATCCATACTTCCACCTCTGCTCCGCCCGTCCGAGGTGCACCCCTCGCGGACCCGCTTGCGCGTCACGCCCTTGTCCCCCGATAGGGAGTCGAACCCCTGCATATCCGGGTGCCCTGCCGCCTATGTGGACGGCCGGCCCGGCCCAGCTTCCGATCTGGTAGTCGGGGTGGTGTACCGGCCACACGGTGCCGGTACACCCAACCAAGGCTCCATCGCAGCCCAGAGGCCCGGCGGGTCCCTCCCGACTTCGAGCTCTTCGGGCCTTCCCGTTGGCGTTTCTGATCACTGCGTCGTGCGCGCCTTGTGGCATGGCCGGATTCGAACCGACGTCTACCCCTCGCAGGGTCGGCGGTGCCATCCCGCCTTCATGCCGTGCAGCCCCATCGCTCTGCTACCACGTGCCCGTGGTCAGCTTCAGCGCATCATTCAAGCTGCGTCGGTGAGCGGTCCCGCTTCATGCGGGACCTGACGGTGTCGACTTTTGGGGGGGTCCGTCGGAGTCGACACCGTCAGATCTCACCTCACCGCACCACCGCCGTTCCGGCCTGTTGTTAGGCGAACCTAACTGTCCGGATCTCGGCGGCGGGTCTTGGTGTCTATGGAGTTGTCCGGCCAGCAGTCTAGCGAGCTTCGGCGTTCAGGGCGACCGCTGGCCGGGGGTTGGGATCGGGCACTATCCAGGACTTCCACCTGCGACGGTCGGGCCGCCCGGCTTCTGCCTGCCCGCCCTGCTCCGTGCCCGACGTCAGCGACGCTACATGCCGTCAGCGGGTGTGTCAACAACGGTCGGCGCGATCAACAACATGGGCCGGGTCACCGGCATACGGCGCACCGGATAGCCCTCCCAGCGCAGCACCTGCGGCCACGTGAGCGGCGTGGCAACCACGATCTGAACCCTGCCCGCCAGCCTGACCAGCGCGGCGAGAGTCGACCATAGCTTGTTCAGGGCCGCCTGCTGCTCTTCCGTGAACTTCTCCCCGGCTACCGTGGCGGCAAGGTCCACACCACTGTGAATGTCGCCGGCCTGCACCACAGTGCCGTGCACGGTGCCAGTCACAGAATTGCCGCGGCCGACATCGACGGGACCCCGTGGCGTCTCCTGCTTGACGCGATCGCGCAGACTAACCAGGTCGATCTCCGTCAGGCTGCGCAAGCTGGTCGGCATCGTCAACTGGACGAAGTGGGCTGCGGGCTGCGGGACAAACGTGCCGGCGAGCCCGCCGACACGCTCGTGCCAGTAGCCGATACGCAACACTGTCCAGCTCGCGAACGGATCGGGGTCACCCGCCGCGCGACCGCGCCAGGCCACGAACACGCCGGCGGCACCGTCGAGCAGCACGTGGGTTGGCCGGCCGAGACCGTTCGGGCCGTCCGGTGCGAGCGCCGCCTGCTGAGCGGCGACGGCTTCCAGGGGGGTCAGGGAGCTCACAGCTGCCACCCGCGAAGCCCGTGCGGTGCCACCGGCGCATACGCCTCGACCAGCTCGGTCACGTATGTCGGCAGCTCGATCGCAGGCCAACCCCGGCCGTACACAGATCGGGCGTAGTCGTCTCCGGAAACGACCCGTTCGAAGCTGACGTCCCGCTTGACAAGGTCGCTCGACCGGCCCGATTTCATGATCAACGCAACGGTCATGCGCACATCAACTGTCCACGGCTTGGGGTACGTGCGGCTGTACACCATCGTCAGCTCCGTGGGCATGAACCGCTGGCCAGCTTTGCCGAGGTGCTCATGCTCCACAGCGGGCCGATCGAACAGGCGGACGACCACCGTGCGGATCGACTGTTCGGTGATCTGCACGTCTTCCGTGTGGACCACCTGAATGATGTCGTCGTTCACAGGCCCATCCCCACGGTCTCGTCAACGATCACGGGGTACGTCGGCACGCTGGCGAGCTTGCTGTGGGCCAGCGCGCGGACGCTCGGGCGGCTGCTTCGCGTGGCGTCGATCCACCGGGAGTACAGACCGGCCAGCGGGTGCCCGGCGGCAATCTGCGTGTCGCGGTGGCGGGTTGTGCCGCGGTAGGAGATGCGTCCGTGCCTGCGCGTGAACATGGCGCGTCGGCCGCTCAGGTTGCGCTTCTCCTGGCCGGCCCGGCGCGGCTGCTCGACCTCGTGCCCGAGCACGTCGCCGTGGGTGGCTTTCATGGCCTTGTTGCTCATGCGGTGGCTCGCTTCCTGATGGTCTGGCGGATACGGAGGATGACCAGGCCGGCCACGCCGAGCAGCATGGCGGCTCCGAACTCTTGCAAGCTCTCGACGATATCGATCACGGCCTTGGCTCTCCATTCTTGCTGGTGTAGCCCATACGCTACACACGTTCGACAGGGGTGTCAACATATATCCGGCTGTAGACGCCGCGGGCGGCCACCGCCCGGGTAGCCGCCCTCGGCGTGCTCGCTCACCAGGCGAACCGTACGGCCGAGGCGTCCACGGTGGTGATCAAGCCCTGCTCCAGCGGCATCGAGTACGGAGAACCCTCAAGCGCACAGAACGCCCGGTCAACGGCCGCGGTAGCGAGCCCCTCGAAGCCGGGTACCCGCACGTACACCTCGGTCCGGCCGACCGGCTTGACCGTAGCCGCGGCAAGGGCGATCAGCTTGTCGGCGGCCCGGTAGTCGTCAGTGGACAGCCGCACAGCTTCTGCCAGCTCGGCGAAGATAACCGTGCGGATCACCAGGGTGTAGATGTCGGCGGGGGTGATTGCGTTGTACATCTGGTCTCCTCGGGGCTGTCTTCCTGGGCTGATAAGACAACTCTACACCCCGAGTCGGTGGGTGTCAACACTAGCTGAGGTCCTTCCACCACACCTGCACACTGCCACCGAACATGCTGCCGCTCACGTTCACCGCGCTGGCCGGCACACTTCTGCTGGCCTTGATTGCCGCGAGGATGTCCGACGTCCGATAGCCGCCAGTCGGCCGGGCGCGCGTCACGGCCATGTGGCCGGCACGGCGGGTGGTCGCGGTTGAGACGATCGCGTCGACGCCGGCCGCGGTGCACGCGCCAGATACGGCGAGCGTGAGCAGATCCAACATGACGGGGGGCTTTTTTCTGGTCAAGATCATCTCTCCTGTGTCGTTAGTTGCGCCCTACACCTATCGGGCGCCTGACGCGGTCGTTAGTTGGGGCAAGGAACCAAGGTCGTTAGTGGTGGTAACCAACCGGCTGAGCTGCTCTCTGCCGGGG